GCAATCTTGTTATCTACTGAAACATTAGTAGCGTAAGCATCTAAGTTAGGAGATGGAATCAAGTTGATAGCATCAGCAACATCTTGGTGCGTAGCGTAGTTAGACAAGTCAACAGAACCATTACCACCACTAACAACAGCAATCTGTGTAGGCATAACGTCAATCTGATCGCCAACATTTAGATTGTTAGTGAATGTGATGCTATTAGAAGCAATAGAGTATTCACCTAAGTCAACGAATACACCGTTCTTAAACAACATAGGCTTTACATTGCCAGTGTAGTGAATGAACTCGTTATCTTGGAATGATTGTCCAGCACCGTTAGCACTCACTGAGATACTAACAGCGTTAGCGCTACCCAATGTAATGCGATCAATCCAAGTGCCATCACCAGCAAGTAGTTGTGAAGTGTTGCCACTCAAGTTCACACTAACAATGTTGCCATGTCCACTTAGAGCAGTAGAGATTAAGCCGTTTACTTCTGTTGTAGTAGAGTAAGCACTAAGGTCTGTTGGTGGAATATTTGCGATACTATCATCTACATAGGTGATAGTAGCATATGGAGTTAGATCAACTGATGGAATATTTGCGATACTATTATCAACATAGGTGATCGTCGCTAAGTTAGCAACAGTATCGTTGAATGTAGTGGTACCTACCAAATTAGCAACGGTATCGTTGAATACGTTTGAGTATACCTTGTTAGCAAGACCATCTTCTAGTTCTTGCCATGATGCTGTATTAGCAAGGGCATTTGATACATCACCCTGATATTGAGTGAAGGTATCTGTTGTTACTAAGTTGGCGATAGTGTTGCCAGTATCGCTTACGAATAGATCGTAAGTAGTTGTCTCAACTTTGTTTGCTAAGCCACTTGTGATAGTAGTAATGAATGATGCGTCATTGCCTAAAGCATTTGCTAGTTCACTTAGTGTATCTAAAACTTCAGGAGCACCACCTAGAACGTTAGCAACAGCATTTGAAACTGAGGTATCAACGTAGGAGATGGTTGCTAGGTTAGCAACTGTATTTGATACATCGCCTTGGTAAGCAGTTAGGGTATCTGTGGTAACTAGGTTAGCGATTACATTAGCAGTATCATCTACATAAGTTTGATATGTAGTTGACTCTACCTTGTTAGCAAGAGCATTAGCAGTAGTATCAGCAAGAGTTTGTAGATTAGCACTTGTTGCTAAGTTAGCAATCGTAGCATCTGTGATAACGGTGTAATCTTGGAATGTAGTGAACTCTACTTTGTTAGCAAGAGAGTTGACGATAGTTGTTGAGTAACTAGCATCATTTGCGAGTGCGTTTGCTAACTCGTTTAGGGTATTGAGAGCGTCTGGAGCACCATCAACTAGGGCGCTGATAGCATTACCAACAACAAGGTCTAGTCCAACAACATTGGCAGCATCTACGCTGTAGGCTACATTAGAGATATTAGCTTCACCAGCAAAGTTAGCGTAGTTAGCATCATCATTAGCCATGTCGCTCCAAGAGAGCACACCATTGCCATCAGTAGTAAGAACTGCCCCTACATTGCCACCTGTAATAACAATATTACCAACAGCGCCTAGTTCGGCTCTACTTCTGGCAACAACAGTATCGGCAGATAGAATACCAGCGACATTAACACCAAACTCATCCATAACGACGGTATTGGCAACATCATTAATTGTAACATACACAAGACCATCATCAGCAATAGTAACACTACTATTAGCGCCTGTGATAGAGTTTGTGCCACTGAAACCAGCAACAGTAGTCCAACTTAGGTTACCATTACCATCAGTAGTTGCTACTTGACCAGCTTCGCCGCCAGTCATAATAACGTTGTTGATATCACCAAGATGTGTGGTGCCTGTAGCAATAACATCTAGGAATGTAGCAGAGTTCGCTTGAATATTACCAGTGACTGTTACATCAACAACATCAACAATATTACTGCCTTCTAGATCGAGACTATCACCAGGTGCTAGTTCTTCTAAAGTTCCTAAGTTTCTGTTGAGAACTAAGGGGAATTTTGTGCTCATTTATTTTATCCTTATACTGCTGAGTTGTCGAAGATGTAACTCCAACGTGTGTTCTTAGTGTCCCAGTAAGCAATCTTGCCACCAGCACTAGCATCTGTTACCGCCGCCATTTCTCCAACTGTCCCTGTAATACCACGTAACACTGTAGCTGAAAAAGCACCAACTTTCATTGTGCCGGGAACAGTTAGTTTACCACTCTCGGCGAAAGTCATTGTAGAACTTGTATTATTTACACTATTACTAACGTTGAAGTTTAGTTGCGCACCTGGCAATCTACCGGTACCAGTTGGTGTGCTAGAGATAGTTCCTGTGATACTTGCGAGAGTAGCAGAACTCCAACCAGTGATGCCGTCATATGTTGCGCTACCGTTGCCAGTGTAACCTACACCAGTCATGCCAATTACACGATCACCAACTTGTAGTGGCGCAGGTGCTGACTTATCACCACGAGCACGGTATGTTGTTACAGAATTATCAGCAGTATTGCTATAGATATATTCTGTGATTGAAGCTACACCACCTTCGTTAGTGATAATGATTGAGTTGCCGTCTGTCTTTAGTGAGTTAGTAGCATCAAGTAAGTTACCTGTATTGAACTGAATCTCGCCTACATTACCTGCGGCAGTTGGGTCAGCGCTTGGTGTCATCCAACTAACAACACCAGCACCATTAGTTGATAAAACATCACCAGCACTGCCACCGGCGATGAAGATATTAGCAATCTCACTATTGAGTGCGATACTTGTATTTGATTGAGCGGCAATATTCGCTACGTTAGCATTTGCTACCCAACCAGTGATGTTAGCGCCAGCGATGTTGCCGATACGATAACCATCAGTAATGATATTACCAACAGTCAGTGTGTTAGTTGTGTCGTTGTAGGTCATACCCGCATCGCCACCGAATACACCTGCTTTATTGTATTGAACTTGTGTAGTGACACCGCCTGGACTTGTAATACCTCCACCACCTCCACCACCACTAATGTTAGATAGTAATCCACCATCACCAATAAAGAACGCGGCTTGAATGTTACCAGTTGCTGAGATATCTGCTACATTTATAACGTTAGCAGTTACGTTACCAGTGACGGTTACTTCTTGAGCATTGAGTAGACGACTGTTCGTCAAGTCAAGGTCATCATTCTCCTGTAATTCAGAGAATCGTTGTGTTTGAAAGTCAATGACTAGTGGGACTCTTGAAACCATTTGTTATCCTTAATTGATGTAAATTGTTACTTGACCTGTGCGAGTCGCAACCGTCATTGAGTAGTTAGTGATAGGCACGTTATAAGCACCAGCACGAGTACCGATTAGTAGGGTAGATGGAATAGCGTTGCCTGAAACAACCGTTACACCATCAGAGAATACTGCTTTGATTGTTGAATCACTGTTTAGAAATGCTTTGATATCTGACATGGTTATTCCTTATTATCCGATTACGCCATCGCTACGAACGATAAATGCTACACGTTGCTTTTTTAGCTGGCGTGGAGTATGCGGATCAACTTGTGGCATTAGGATTGAAATGTAGCCAATATAGAATGGCGGTTGATCGCTGTCGATTGTGGGGCGTGAAGTTAGTTGTTCGCCATTCACTAAGATACGCATCTGACCTTTTGTTAGATCAAAACCTTGGGTGTCTAGGATAAGATTGTTATCTAAGTTGATTGTAGAAGCACCTGTTTTTGCTTTAATATTAGAGATATCTACACCTTGACGAGTGTCGTCATTGATAGTAGCAGTATGCTCTAGGAGACGGAACTCAAAATTAGCGGCGGAGATATCAATAGGGATTTGAACGGTGCTACCATTAGCGATAGGCACGATTGGTGTTGTCTCTAGGGTGATTTGATTAGGGGTTGTGAGTGCGGTAATCTTGTAGAGTGTAGAAGTATTACCGAATGATACCCAACCGTTGAGTGTGAATACAGATAGATCGCCGCCAGCGATGGTGACTACATTACCTGATGTTGATTGGACGGTGCGTAGGGTGTCTGCCATCCATGTCATGTCGTAGAACTTGTCTTCGCCCCATAGCAATTCGTCAATGAGAATATTTCTTTCGAGCCCACCCAGAGCGACGAGAGTTGTGTTAGAAAATCTTGCCAATTTACGGCTCCCTTATTATTATAGCCGTAGTGGTTGAGATTGTTCAGTTATGAATTGTCTTTCGTCGCTACGGCAACTAACCACGAGTATGCTCAGCGGTTAATAGTATTTATCTTAGATATAAAAAAGAGAGCCTCGGCTCTCTTTTGTTAGGTTGATATCGTTGTTGGGGTACCGCCGATATTTGCCTTGGGGAACATGGTTGCTCTATTAGCAACCCATTGTGTGTTTGCTCCTCTGGAGAAATTTTGCGGCTGAGTTGTTACTTTAGGGAAATATAATGTTGATAGGTTTTGATTAAATTTAGTATTATATTTAAACATATCATGAATATATAATACATTATTTACATTCCAATTTGATATAAAATTGTTATTAAACCCTATACCTCCACCTTCAACAGAGGAACACATATTTGACATATTTGTAACGTTACTAGTATCCCATCCACTTAAATTAGAAATAAAATTACTAGTTTCATAAAATAAATTAGACATATTTGTAACGTTACTAGTATTCCATCCACTAAGATTGCCAGAGAAATTAATTGAATTCTGAAAAATAGTATAACCCATAGATGTCACATTACTAGTATTCCATCCACTAAGATTGCCAGAGAAATTAGATGATCCCTGAAACAAATAAGAGTTACTAAGAGTGGTAATTTTACTAGTGTCCCATCCACTAAGATTACCAGAAAAATTAGATGAACCAGCAAAAGCGCCATTATAAGATGTCACATTACTAGTATTCCATCCACTAAGATTGCCAGAGAAATTAGATGATCTACGAAACAAAATTTTAAAAGAATAACATTCTGAAGTATCTGGTATATCAGAAGCAGAAAAATTAGATGATTTGTATCCATCTAATAATCCAGTCATATTAAGATATTTTTTTGTTCCCCATTGTTTAATATCAGTGTATGCTGTTAGATCACCTAGTGATGTTCTAGATGTTATTTGCGGCGCAACATTAAATTTAGAATTTTTAGTAGCGATTCTTACAGTTCTAGTGGCATTATTCGAATACGTATGATTATATAAATCAAATGGCCCAAAAACATAATTTTCTGTATATGAACAATTTCCATCTCCCCAATCTATTAAATAATTTGTATTAATATCACTACTATAAGTGTTGATATTTAATATAACTGTATTATTGGCAGCACCAGAAGGTATTGATACATTAGCAACAAAAATACCGCCATCACTAGGAATTGGCGTAAATGTAGGTGGAGTTTTATCAATCCAATTCTTACCACTTAATCCATTGAATTTAGAAAATAAAGACATTAGAAGAATCCTGTAAATGAACCTAATACAGTAAATGTTGCGCTTGCTGTTTTAATTATCGTCAAACTAACTGACAATATAGAATTAGCACTAGCAACCGGAGACTGACCTCCAGCCCATTTCACTGTTACGGCAGTACCATCAATTTGAAACGCAGTTGGCTTAGCAGTAAAAGAACCACCATTAGTTAATAAAAATGTAACCGTTGTTGATTCGTTGGTTGACAATACAGAATCTAATGTAGTTCCACTACTTGCTCTAACATTTATTATTGTGTCATTTACTGCTTGGTCTGAATAATATACTATTGATTGAGAACTAGCATTAATATTAACGATTGATGGGGGCGGAACTGATGAAATTACAGATACTGCTTCTTTAGTGAATGTGAATGTTCCAATGCTAATTGCTGGTGAAGTAGAAGTGCCACCAATAGAAATACCACTCCCTCCGGTAATACTAGTAACAACACCAGTAGCCGCAACAGTATATGCTCCACTCGCAGAAGTAACCGCGATATTATTACCAGCAACAATGTTTACTACGTTAGCACTAACAGTTTGTGCGCCACTAGTTGTGTTACTTGATACTTGAACACCATTACCAGCAACAACACTAGCAACGTTAGCCTTTACAGCAATAGTGCCACTAGTATTAGTAATAGCAATACCATTACCAGCAGTAACATCAACTACGTTAGCCTTTACGGTCCAAGCACCACTAGCATTAGTAACTTGAACACCATTACCTGCCACTAAACTAGCAACGTTAGCACCAACAGTAACTGCTTGCCCAGCTGTCGCGGGTTGAGTAACAGTAATACCACTACCAGCCGCTAAGTTAGCACTGATTACAGGATTACCAGTAGCCGTAGATACAGCGATACCATTGCCAGCATTTACTGATAGGACACCAGTGTTAACAACAGTAATACTACCAGCGCTGGTGATTGGACCACCACTAACTGACATACCAGCGCCAGCAGTTAAGCCTACACTAGTAACAGCACCAACGCTACCCCAAGAGAGGACACCACTACCGTTTGTCTTTAAGTATTGACCGCTAGTACCACCAGTGATAGAAACGTTACCAACATCGCCTAGATTAGTAACACCTAGAACTCTCAATGAGCTTAGATTGCCTAGAGTAGTAATATTTGCTTGTGTACCGTTAGTAACAGTTCCGGCACTACCTGTAATGTTAGCACCTAGAGTATGTGAGAAGTTAATGGTGTTAGCCGCATTGTTATACAACATAGTAGCACTAGCACCATTGATTGTGATACCAGCACCATCTGCTTGCGCTCTAGTTGTTGCGTTATTCGCTAAAACGATGTTCTTGTCGTTTGTAGATAGGGTTGTTGAGTTTACAGTTGTTGTAGTGCCATTGACTGTTAGGTTACCAGCGATGACGGTATCTCCACTTACATTTAGGGTAGTTGCTGTGATGTTGGCATTACTACCATCAACTAAGATGTTGCTACTACCACTGGTGATTTTATCTGTATCAACAGTTGTCCAAGATAACACACCACTGCCATCTGTCTTTAGAACTTGACCACTAGTGCCACCAGTGATTGAAACATTCGCTAATGTAGCGTCGAGACCGTGTGCTACGTTAGCAATGTTGGCTAAATTAGCTGTGGCAGCATTTAAAGAACTAACGGCAGTGCCATTCATGCTACCGCTTACTGACAAGTTAGCAACAGACAGCGTGTTTGTAGTTTTATCGTAACTAAACTCAGCTTCGCCGCCTAGAGCGCCAGCATCATTGAATTGAACTGCGGTATTAGGACCAGCTAAGTTGATTGTAGAACTAGTAGCAATATCAGAGATATCTACCGAGTAGCTTCCGTCTGGCGTTGAGAGAGTTGTCACTTTTAATGTAGACATTTATTTGTTTCCTTTTATATGATTGCCCAGACAGAGCCTGGAGAGATAGTTACTGTTACACCTGTTGCTATCGCTACAGGACCAATACTCATTGAGTTTTTACCAGTGGCAACAGTGTAGTTAGTCGTAATAGTGGCATCGTTTTCCCAGAATATCTTATCAGTGCCGCCGCCAGTAGGGTAGTTACCCCCACCACTGCCGCCGCCGCTTGCTGTAATAGTTACTGTTCCTACACCGCTAGTAGGTGATAGTGTAACGCCAGTGCCAGCGACAATCTTTGTGACGCCGGTAACACTACCTGGGAAACTAGCAATCCACTTACTAGATGCGGCATCGTATGATAGTAACTGTCCATCCACTGGTGATACAATATTAGCGTCAGTAAGATTAGCTAAAGCAGTAACAACGTTAACATCAGCCCACGACATAACACCATTACCATTAGTTTGTAGATATTGCCCGTTACTACCTCCACCAATAGTAATATTACCGAGCGGGGCATTCAGTCCGTATGATATATTAGCGCTACCAGAAGTACCTGCTCTTGTGGCATAGTTCGCTGTGTTAGCACTTGTAGCTAAATCACTGAAACTACTATGATTAGACAATGGAGTATAGCCAGCATTAGCAACATAGTTTGTCCAACTTAGATTACCAAATCCATCTGTCTTTAAAACTTGACCATCAGTTCCACCAATGATAGAAATGTTTTGTGTAGTTCCTAGATTAGCAACATGAGTAGAGCTATCGTATGTTATCGTAGTGATAGGGGCTAGATAACCTCCACTATTAAATTGAAGTTCTCCAGTATTACCAGCGGCAGGTATATTAGAACTATACGGACCGTTAGTAAACAAGTTAAGTTTGATAGTTTCTGGATTGAAACTAACATTATTATCAGCAATACTGACTGTAATCTTGTTCTGCTGAATGGTAAAGGTAGAACTGATATCAGACATTATTGATATCTCATAATAAAGCCTATAGGCTCACGGTTGATATCAATCAATCCGCTTTGACTATCTGTTCTAGTCACAGTCACTGTGACGATTACTAGATACGAAATAGTGTCTGTTAAGTCTGGTAAGGGTGTTGACGTTGGTGAACCACTGCCATCAGCTAAATTAGATGGAATATAAAGATATCCTTCACCGTTAGCGGCATTAGTAAAAACTGCTGCCAAAGATGCGGCATAGGTTCCAGCACCGCTTGATGGTTGAGGGGTAATTTTTAGCAGGTTGGAAACGGTAACAGTCTTGGTCGTTGGATAGATAATGTTACCTTGATAATATTTTGCTGTAGCAGACATACTCCAGCCGGTACAGTCAATAGGAACATTGTTAGATGTTTTAAAGAACAACGGCATAGTATAGGCTTCACCAGTGTAAATTTCCACACACTGAAGCTCTGTTCCGGCGATTGTTAGAGTTTTTGAACCATTAAGAAGTAGGGACATATTATATATTTATAAAAAATTGGGGATTGCTGGGAATGTTACATCTAGCGGATAGTCAGGTTGTTTTGTAATATCTAGCAACGATTTACGATAATCCTTCAGTTGTTGTTTTTGTTCCTCACTCAAACAATCATACCAGATTGGATTCATTTTATCTAATGGTTGAAATAGTCTATCACGCATCTGCCGAACCATTCTTTCGGTAAGAGCAATGTCTACTTTCCACTCTTTAGATACCCAATCAAAACTGTATTTATGACGAGTATTGATTGGCTTTTTTGGGAATAGAACTGGAAGCTTGGACTCAGTATCAATATAACAGGTAGCACCATCGTATCTACCTTCCGCATATGCTTCTCCTACTAGGATATCGTGCTCGTTTTGAGCATCTGCCACTGAGAGAATCTGTCCAGTTATTGGGTCGTAATATGTGATAATCATTTTCTTAGTCTCGTTACTTTGATGTTACTGTTGTAGAGGTTCATTTGATTTGGGGTATTGTAAGAAGGGTTTCCTGTGCCGCCAGCTAAAGTATAACTGACGCCAACAGCCCATTTATATAATCCACTAGCAGTAGTCACAGTGAAATCTAAACCACTAATAGTAGCAATAACTGGAAAGTAACCATCTTTCTGAATATATGGAGCAGTCGGGTTACTTGTGATGATGTTTGTCCCTTCATCATAAATCTGAAACTTCTTAATCCACGCACTTGTTCCTGGTAATTGTTCAAAAATAGCCAACTCATAACCTACTACTGTAGTAGTGCTATCTGTTAGCCAATGCTGAACGGCACTAAACGTAGCATCAATACTATATTTGTCTCCTGTATTTAATGTCATACCATTAGTGATAAGGAAAGGAATCACATTGAAATAACCGTTAGCTGGGTCAGTAACAGCAGGATCAGGATACGATAAGTCACCAATGTTTGCTATAAAATTTGGCACTGTTTGTGAAGAATAAATCTCAACAAAGTCAATAATAGGAGTAGACGGATCTGGGTCTGTTGTTCTATCGATTGGGGAGAATCCATAGATAGTTCTGTAAGTAATATCATGAGCACCAGAGTTATCTGTAGGGTCTAAGTAAACACCATACTGAATAGGATTCTCAGGGTTATTAGCAATCACAACACTGACAGTTTCTGAGACAGCGTTATTAGTGATACTACTACTATTAATACCTGATGGAGTAACGCCACTACCAGCCCAAGTTGCTTTTGCCACTGTAGATGGAGCACTGCTGATACCAGCACCACCAGAAGATGGACCCGTAGTAGTTGTCGCTTTAACAGAGAAGAATACTGGGCGCTGAACTTTGCCTCCACTGGTGTATGTGTTATATAGAACACTGTTGATATTGTTTAACGCAAACGATGTAGGAGAAATAACAGACACCGGAGACTTCTGTCCGTTAATGTTAGTCATACCACCAACATTGTCTAGATATACGATATCACCATTAGCCAAACCGTGTGCTACACTAGTGCTTACAACTGCGTTCACTGCCTTAGTAATGCCAACAATAGAAACACTATTAGGCAACAAACTGTTCACTGTCAGACGGGCAATATCACCCGCGCTCCAGTTTGTTCCATTATCACTAGTCAGTGCTTTATATAAGGAGTGAGTAATAGGGTCAGGATTAGTTCCACTATAAAAATCCATACTAGTAACAATACCTTGAGCTGGAACTGTTGCGCCAACTACCATAGTGTTTGTCGTACCATTTGTTGAAGTTGGATATTCAATGAATAAACTTGATGGAGGCTCTATCGCTGCCGGATTAGACAAGCCACTATCGCTCTCTGGCACAAAATCTTGTAGATCAATATTCTCATAAATCTGATGATTGTATTCCATCAAATTGAGTTGAACAGTAATTATATCTTCATTCTTTGCTTCTGTTACTTGAGTTACTCTGAATACTTTATCGACCCATTTGTATTTGTCATTAGTAACACGAACAAGATCACCAGCATCTACTTGAAGACCACTGAAATCTAAGGTAACTTGTGTAACTAAATCTTCACGATTTTGTAAGAGTTTTCTCTCAGCGATATATTGTGCTCTAAAGTAAGTATTACAATAAGGCAAATCTAGTTTAAATGGTGCCATTGGTTCGTTAGGATTAACGATAGCGCTGTTTAAATTTAAGAAAACAGAAGACTGCTGGTTGTCTAAATTCAAATCATAATACGTTGCCTCAATGTTATTGAAATTAGAATTCAAATCTGTAGGAGTAAAGTCAATGCCGCCCATGACGTTATCATCGTTGATAGCAAATAGCTGTGCTAATGATTGAGCAGTTTGAGAACCAGCACCCTGATTGTATGCCTTGTTGATTACAACACCCCATTTACCAGTTGCTTCTTTCCACTGTAACCAACTATCGGCGGCTGCGCATAGTGTATTTAAATTAGTGTAATTATCTTTAGTAACTTGTAGAACACCATCGATGCTATAACGGATGCTAGTAGCAGGATTGCCTTGACTATCAGTATAGCTGATTGTTTGTGAAGAATAATCATCTAAGTCTTGTAAACTTACAATATCAATGTTATCATCTGATACAGAACATCCATAACGAGTATTACTTAGATAATCATAGATTACGGAGCCTGGACTATGAATAGTATTTCTAATATGGCATCTTATACTAGATGGCATTCCAGTAATACCGGCAGTTTGGTCATATTTTACTCTCATCACAATAAAGCAACATCCACTCATTGAATCGGATGATGACCATCTTAAATTAGCAGGAATAGCACTATCGCTCAGAACATCCCAAGCATTACTAGTGCTGTTCAATGGATTAGAACTGCCTTTACCATACGTCCATATATCAATAAGTCCATTAGGTTTAGTATCAGTATTCCCAGCACTATCTGTCCAACTTGTGACAGTTGTGCCGCTCATATTGAGAATATAATCACCCCATTTTATTCCTTCAAATGATAAAGACCCGCCACCAAAGGCATTGGTAGTTTCTGGGGCTTCACACACTGCCATAACATACCACATTGTCTTATTATCTGCGCTAATCATGGCATCAACGACCGTAGTTCCAGTCCAACTTAAACCATATACAATAGATAAAGTGTTTCTAGATGCTGGCTGTAAGGTAATATGTGTACCTGGGTTTGGAGTTGGAGTTGGGGTGTTAGATTCTGGTTGGCTAGGCGTAACTGCTTTTGTTACAAGATAACTGACAACAGCAGTGCCAGCAAATTTAAGGCCGGCGTTAATCAAACCATCTACTAATCCACTCTTACTGGCTACATCACTGACGTTGGCTAAACTAGGTAATGGAAAGTCTTTTACTGTATTAATTACACTACTAGCAACATCTTCCACCTTTTGAACTGCCGCGCCTACAAAGTCCCCAACAGCGGATGCGGCATCACTAAAAAATGACCCTACAGATTCAAAGAAGCCGCCGCCAGAATCTCCTCCGCCATCGCCAGAATCGTACCAGCTGTCTCCACTGTCTTCTTCATCATCAAACCAGCTCATTATACATCCTTACCAAAATCAAATGCTTTTGTTTCGAGAGCGGTTACTCTATCCATACTAGTATCGTTAGGATTATACTGTTTCCAACTTTTGCTGTTAGTTGATCTACCGCTCAATCTATTCTGTAGAACTCTACTAAGAGCACTACACTGAATCACGATAGTATAGTTATCAGTTTTGGCATCTGGTCCACCATCTCGTTCTTCTTTAATATTGAAACTGGTGACGATACCACTATATCGCAATAATGCCGTAGTCAACTGATAGTTATCATTGTAAAAACCTCTGCGAATCTGTATCAAACTACCCTTCAACATAGGCCAATAACCAATAGGGATATCAGGTTGATTCTTTACAGCCATAGGTGATGTTAGTGGAGCGCCAGCAACCATAAACAAATAGTTTGGGTCTAGACCAGTAACACCAATGCTAGTATCATAAGTTGTAGGTGCGATACTACGTTGATAGTTACCAACGCTCATTAGAGCGCCCAAATCATCATACAATTCGCCTTCAATAGTTTCTTGACGATAACTGTTACTAAATCTGAAAGTTCGTTGAGTAGTTGTTGTGCCATTCGTGTAGGTAACAACCATCTTGATGAACTCAGCATCAATTACTCTAGAACCATTTACTTCCGCGATATAGCTAGACATTACGCATCTCCCAAATATTCATAAAATGTTAGACCGGCGTCCCATTCTACGATAGCATTGTTAACTAGCTTTCCATTAACAACAGATTGTGCGCCTGGTTTTAAATTGTATGTCGGAAGATCAGGGCAGAATACTCTGATTTGGCAATCTGCGCCAGCAACTATACCAAGTCCAGTAACATTATCAGTAAGAATATTCGGACGATGAGTTGTTAATGTAACTGTGGAGTCTGTTCCACGTAACACATCATTTACTACAGTAAATGGGAATGGATGACCTTGAACCTGAATAAAATCGCCACGAGCAAATAGAACGGCACTACTAGCCAACGATGGTAAGTTAGTAAGTGTCATCTGATTACCATTGAATGATGAAATCAACAAACTACTGCGTTCGAACAAACTCATAGCACCTTGATACGCATAGAGCCAAGCAAAGTTAGAATTTTGCCCAACCTGAATTGTTTCAGGTAGATATCTGTCTAAACTATCTAATACTTCAATCAATGGACGAGCAGTATTCCAAGCCATACCCGGAAGAGTGATAGTGAAGCGCCAAGGATTCTTAGTCGGTGTTAGACTAGTCTTAGGTATTTGACTGCGAGTATACTGAATACCAACCATTTTGCGACGATTGATAGTAATGGCGCTTGCCTTATTGAAAACTGTTTGTAAACTCATCTAGGTAGTCCTTTTTGTGCTTGTTGAACGATACCAAAGATCGTATTCTTATTACTCATTAATAATTGAGCAACACTCTGAGCATCAACAGCAGATATGCTATTCGTTACATATGTATTCTGTGTTGAGTTATTGGTAACTCTTGTAACTGATGGTGATGGCCTTGGAGCTGACATTTTTGCTGTAGTTCCTAAATCAAATGATTTGCCACCACCACCATTAGGTATTACGGTGCCAGCAGATTTAGGAATAAACAACTCAGGACCATTTTCACCAACTAGACTTGGAACACCAACAGGTGGTTCTCCGCCATTAGCAAAACCAAGTATACTTTTACCCCAATCCCATAGAGTCCCAATAACAGACCCACCACCACTGGATGAGCCACCACGCATCATCTTCCAGATATCCATTGCTTGTGCTTTGAGTTCAATCTTGATTAGGTCTTGAATAATGCTTGTTGCCATATCTTTGAAACTGAACTTGCCAGTCATTACGAAATTGTCAATAGCTTGATTCATACTGTTAGTAACAGCGTTGAAAGCATCACCAGCCATCTTAGCGGCGTTTGTGGCACTGTCAGCGTATGCGTTAAACGCTTCATCCCATCCTGCTTGCCACGTGCGTGAAATTTTCAAGTTCTTAACTTGTTCGTCAGCAATAGCCTTGTAACTCTTAGCAATTTTGTCTAAGCCAACTTTTAACTCATTAGCCTTTTCAGGTGTTAAACCATCACCACTATCTTCAAAACCAGCGGCAAATGCTCTACCAGCCTCCATGGCAGCTTTACGGGCATCTTCTTGTATCTTGGCATATTCTACTTGAACAGCGCGGCTTGATTTTTGAATTCTAGCGAATACTTCTTGCCCTGCTTTATCATTTTCTGCTGGTTGTAGTCCTTCTAGTGGATTACCTAGTGGACTAATCTTAGCGTTGAATTTTAGATCAACCATCTTGTCGTTAGCTGAACGTAGTTGATCGCCTAGTAGAGCTTGACGCTCCATTTGTTTAGTGATAGCATCTAAGGCATTTAAGCGCTCTTGTTCACGAGCTTTAAGAACAGTTTCTACATTGAGCAATGATTGTAAACGCTCTTGTTGACTAGCGTATTCATCGTCGATACCTTTAAGAGTAGATTTATATACTCCCATGAATGAAGCTAGAGCTGCCTGATCTTCGGCTGTACCTGCTGCGGCTGCTCGTTGTAATTCAATCTTCTTTTGTTCTAAGTTGTTGACTTCTGTTAGATAGTTTGTTTCTAAATCAGCCATCTTTTGAATTTGGGCGGCACGATCAGCATCTACACCGATTAGGGATATAGAGATACCTAAATTACGCGCCGCCGATAGTCCCTGTTGACGATAAGCATCAAGCGTTTTCTTTGCTTCTAGTGCGATTGCTCTTTGACCATCGACTACTTTTGATGTTGCTACTGCTTGCTCTTTTAGCAGTTCGTTATCGATTTTACGAATATCAGCTTGCTGAGCAGTTACTTTAGATTTTTCTTTCTCTAATCCAATAATATCTTTAATCTTACTCCATATCCACGAGAGTCCCTTTATGAATTCATCTAAGATATCTATATCGAATGCCGCCTTAATGCCCTCTCTTAGTGCGACGAACGCAATTACTATTAGCGTCAATGGTTTATATAATGCTACTAAAGCCTCCCATATAAATGTCAGTGCTACCATTGCTGATTGTCTTAGAA